ATCCTTGGTCGCGACGAACAGATCCCCAGCCACCTTAGCGATTGCGCGGCGGTCCACCGGCGGGCCAATGTTGTAAATGCCGACGATGCCAAACGCCGACGAATCGCCGGGGTCGGTGCCCTCATAAACAATGGCCTGCCCAGACGAGAGCAGGATGACCAGCCGGTCGTCCACGCCCTGCCCGGCGTCCATCGTCCAGGTTCCCATGCAGACGATATTGCCGCCAAGATTGGAGACTCGCGACAAGGGAAACTTCGTCAAGGTGCCCGTCACCGCATTGATCGCCGCGTACCAGAAGTCCTGGCTGTCCTTCTCCCAGAAGAAAAGCCGGTTCTTGAAAACCTCCACACCGACCAGATCGGCGTTGGTCAGGCCCGATCCGCTCCACGACGGCGTGGAAATCGCGCCGTTATACATCTGCGGCGCATCCTCACCGTTCACGAGGTGAAGCTGACCGTTGAAGTTGACTGCCTGCCACTTGTTCGACGTGTAGCCGGTCTGAATGCTGGTCGCAGCGCCAGCGGAAGTGGCGTTGTACAGCCCGCCCCCGCCTGCCGCGATCAATTGCCGGGTCGTTCCGGCGTGATATTCAACCAACGTCTGCACATCGCCATTCCCAACGCCTGTTGCGTGCTGGGAGGTGCCTTTGCGCACAGAAATCTTGCCGGTCTCTGGAAACCAGTTGTCCAAGACAATGGCATCCGTCGGCGGCATGGAATCTAGAGCGTCGCGCGTGTTCCACCCCCCAACGGGAGCGGTGACGCTGCGCATGGTGGACCGGGGCCGGCCCCGCATCTGTTGAATGACGCGGGGGTTATATCGCAATGTTGCCCTCCGGGAGATTGAACAGGAAATCAGGCTGCGCCCCAAGATTGATGGTCGAGGACGGAACCGAATTGGCGATCAGTTGGGCGGTGCGGCTGTCGTAATCGGCCCGCTCGTCGGCGTAGGCAAAGCCGCCGATGCGCAACATGCGCCAACGGGCGCCCTGGCGGATCAATTCCTCCGGAAGCAGGGAAACGTCCGTATCCGCCGTCCAGGCGCTTTGCCCTGTCCCCCCCGAAGACTCGCACCATTGATTGGTCACATATTCGATCACCAGCGTCTCGACAGCCGTCGGTGTGGGATCGATGAAAATGCGCTCGGCTGAATTCGCCGTGTCGTATTTGACCCGGAACCGCTTCCGGTTGGCCGGCAAAGAGACGATGGCGTTCTGGTAGAACTGCCACTGCTGGGGCGTCAGGGAGCCCCTGATTTGCCAATAGTTCGTCTGGTCCCAGGCCGTGTTATTGACATATCTGTCATAGTCGCTCGGAAGCGCATAGGAGGCCGTGGCGTCCGCTGTCGTGATTGTATGCTCGCGGATCAGCTTCTGCCACGGATGCCGGTCCTTCAACTCCTCGCACGTCTCGCGCACAACCTGCAGCAACCGCCGCGCGGTCTGGTTCGTGGAGCCCACTATGGCCGTGGGACGCTCCAACGAGACCAGATCGGCGACGTCCTGGCAAAGACTAAGCAGGGTTGCCATGTTCGATCACATTCACCTGCTCGGAAATGGCAGTGGTTAGGTGGGGGCTCACGGCGTCCCAGACCGCATCGACTGCTTCGCGGTAGCGGGCCTCGGAGATATACTGCCGTGGCATACCCTGGCTGGTGTAGCGCGCGGCGAGGCCGGTTTGAATGGCCTCTGCGATATAGTCGCGAATCATGCTGCCTCCTGTTCTTTCTTGGGTTGGCGAAGCTGGCTTTCCAGTTGCGAAATGCGCTGTTCCATCGCCTTCCGTTCCTTGTGCCAGGACGATTCCTTGGCCGTCGCCGGTTTCAGGAAGACCTTGGCGCGCGCTTGCAGGTCGCGGGCGCCGGGCCCCATCTTCTCCAACAGAGAGTCGGGCGCCTTGGCGATTTCCTCGATGGTGTGGACATTGAGAAATTGCAGTTTTGCGACCCAATCCCGCGTCAGGTAGGGCCATTCGCGAATGTCGGTGCCGTCGATCACCTGACGGTCGCGGCGTTCATGGAACCGCTGATAGACCTCTGGCCATCGTTTCTTGTCTTTGTCCGTCACCACGCGGTCGACAACGGATTTGTCATCGCCGGGCACGAGGATCTTGACCCGCTCGACGTTGCGCGTGACCACATGGCCTTCGCGGTCCGTCGCGGCCTGATCGACCATCGTTTCATGGTAGAAAAGGGCCTTGGCCGTGTCGGATTCATCCTGACCGACCGCAATCCAATACTGTTCGTCTTCCATGTGTCCTCATAAGTGCCGCGACCAGGCCGTCCCCGTGGACATGCACGACGGGCGGGCGGATCGCGTTCATGTTGCGGAGTTGGCGAAAAAAGGACCGCGCCTGTCGCAACAAACCAGGCGTCGTCACGTAGGTCTGACCGAACAACTCGACGGGAACGCCTTCCGGACCGGGATTGACCCGGTGTGCGTAGGCATGTTGCCCGCTGCAGTCGAACCCCCACAGATGGAAGACCGTGCAGCCGCGCAGCCAATGCAGGGACAGCGCCCGGTGGATCGCTCCGGTCCCCCCATCCACTCTCAGGGATGAGGAAACCAGATCGTCTATCGGCGCGCTGTTGCCGATATGGAACAGCCGCACGGTGTAACCGGCCAGCTTGTCGAAGACCGCCGGATCGCACTGCGAGGCCACGAAATACTCGACGCCAGGGTGCGGCGTGATTAGATCGGCCACCCCCGGCACGGGATCGACCAAGACGCACCAATGCGGGATCACCCCATGCTCAATCAGATGATCGTGAGCCTGGTTGACCGCGCAAATCTGTTTCCGGCCCTTGATTTTCTTCGGATCGAGCGAAGATCCTCCAGCGCAAATGTTGACTGTTCCCCTTGCCCGTCCAGGCTCAGGCAACCCCCTCTGCGCGTTCCTGCGGACATTCGCCCGTATCTGTTCTGTCGAGACAGGCTCGCCAGACGGCGGCCATAAACCCGTCTCCCCGGATTTCGATGCTCCATTCGGGGAAGCCACAGATCATTGCCTCCAAAGCCATAGCCTGTTGAATGAATCCGCGCGGCACATCGAACGGTCTGCCGTCCATGACCACACGTTCGGCATTGGCGGCCGTCCGGATATGCTTCGCGCCGTATCCGCCGGACCCGTCGACGCCGTAGAAAATGAATTTCCGGTAGCCCAGGGCATCCCCCAGGAACGGAGCGCGCGTAGCCCCCGTCGGGCCTCCTGACACCATCATTCTGACCGTGCCCGAAAGGTGGTTTTGCGTCTCCGCAATGATCCGTTCCGTCCCCGCTCCGCAGTTGTTGTGCCAGAGCACCACGCGGTTCTCTCGCAGGGCGTCGAAGACGAACGGATGCGAATGTGAAGCGATGTAGTAGGTCACGTCCGGATGCGGTGCCGACACATACCCGGCCACCAAAGGCAGCGGGTCGGCATTGATCCAGCCGTGGGGAATGATCCCCTTGGAAATCAAATGATCGTGGGCGCCGCCAAGCGTGAAAATGTCACCCTCGTCAGGATCCACGAGGTCAATCGACGGGCCAGACCCGACAATGACCATAGCGCGTTCATGCGGTGAACGCGACCCGTCAACTTCCGGGAGATTGCGCAAAAGAGCGCCCCGGACGTGATGCCGAAGCACCGCGTCCGGGACAGGGTTGCGTGTTTTCCCAGAAACACCGGGAACGCTTACGACTGGAATCGCGCGTTCCGCATGATGATTTCCTTGTTGGTGTTGGCGGCAGGCGCAGCAGCGACCGCAACCACGCCGACAAGGCGAATCGCGCCGGCAGAGGTGGCGTCATCGACATGACCCGCCGTACCAGTGGTGAACAAGGCTTCCGTGTCCGCCGCACAGGACGCGAGAATGTTGCCATTCACGCCGCCCTTTGGAGCATCGACACAGACCCAGCCGAAATCGTTGTCCGCCAGGGCCGTCTGCGCGACCCCCAGAGTATGGCCCGCCGCGCCGCCAGCATCCGCCAGCGCCGTTGCTTCGCCATCCTCATCGATGGACACGAAATCGTACTGGTCAACCGCACCAGCCGCGTGGACATACATGAACGTCTGTCCCTCGTCGGCGAGTGCAATCGTGCCAACCTTGTACTGGTTGCCCTGATCGCTCAAAGTTCCGGTGCCGGCAACGGTCTCGGTGAGGTTAACACCGATCACGCCAGAAGTGATGAAAGACATGATCGTTACTCCTTCAAGACGCCCTGGCGGGCGGCGTTGGACATGGTGAGGTTGCCCATGAAGATGATGGGCTTGACCATCGCGTCCTGGTTGACCGAGGACTTGTCCTCCAAAGGCGCGAAATTGGCCTCCGAATGGACGCAGAACTTGATGAACTCG